AATATCTCCTTCTGCATTAATATTATTCCCATTAATCGTAGCAGTACGACTAGAAGAGTTCAGCCAAACAACACCTGTTACTGTGAGATCATCTGCAAGTGTAAATGTTCTAGTTTCTGCAAATCTAAAATCATAGAAATCTTTTGAAGCACTTGTAATTGTACTTGCAGTTGCCACATTGCCCCTATTTATAACTGATGCTGTACCAGGAGTAAATGTCATGCCCGCTACAAGGGTAATGTCTCCATATACATTAAGAGTTGCCGAAAGTGTTAGAGTTCCTGTATATCCTGTACAGTCAATAGACAAACAACTAGCTGCTGCATCCACATCACAGACAGGAGAATTTGCATCTAAAAACGCATCGTCCGCAGAAGTAGGCACAGTTTCTCCACCTGCTCCTCCTGTACTTGTAGACCAATTATCTGTGCCTGACCAATCATTGTCAACTCCACCATCAATAAAATATCTATTTGCCATATATCACCTCGTGTTATTAATCTAAATCAATTTCTTTACCAACAAGACTTTGAATTTCCTGTTTTAATTTACTGGCTTTTTCTGATTTTTCCTGGTTACCGATATTTCTTAAAGAGTCTTTTAAATACACTAGAATCCCCTCAGTAGTTTGATCTAAACATATAAACCCACGATTTCCTTTGTATACTAAAGTACCGTCATCATCACGAATTTCTACATCGGCGTTAACCTGTGCATTGTTCTTTATTTTTATCTTTTTGATTATCGCTTTCATTGGTCCATCTCCTTTTTATTACTTCAAATAAACAAAAATTTCACCAGCATCCATTGTTGCAATAATAAGACCTCTCACTCGAACATCTAAACTAAATCCTATTTGTGGAGTAATAGTTTCTGTTGGTGCATCCCAATCAACAATGGTATTACCATCTATATCAGTAATAACTAAATTATCTCCAGCAGTATATCCACCCCATGTAATTGCTGATATATGAGCTGGAGTAGTTAAAATTGTTCCTGCGGTATCTAATACCATCGGATTTTTTGTAGTTATATTCGCCATAATTGTTATCCTCCCTTTGTAATGTTTTCTGGTTTATCATATGTCAACATTCCGCATAAAGGACAACCAGAATTAGCTGTTTGATCTCCCCTTACATTATCATCTTCAGAATGAGCAGTAGCATTTGTACATCCAGTAAAGCTTGTTGCTGTAGTTCCTGTATAGGTTACTTTGTTCATAAAGCTATTTGAATAAATATATATATAACCAGATGTAGGGAACCCTGTAGTAGAGCCTACGCTAATTGTAGTATCACCAGCAGTAACATCCGAAGATAGTACTGCTGAAGGAAGAAAAAGGCCATTCCCTGTATGAGAACCATAATGATCTCTTACGTTTTTATCTAAATGACAAACAAAACCGCACCTATTACAAGTTACATATCGTTGATCTTGATATGCTACATTCTCAGCATTTATCCCATAGTTCACTGCATCTGATCGTATAGTTCCCAAAATATTATCTCCTTCTTAGTCTTTCCACATTAGAAGACCCAGGATCACCATTTGTTAATATCTTATTTAATCTTTTCCATTCATGGACTTTTTGAGAATTTGTCTTTTCCCAATTCATATGCTTTCTAATTGCTTCAGGGTTTTTCTTCAGATCATTCATTTCATTATAAGATGGCATACCCTCTTTTATTTGTTTCTCTAAAATATCTACTTTTTTTGCTAAAGCATCTTTTGTTTTTGCTGTAGTTCTAGGTATTGCTCCCCTTGCAATAATAGAATCAATCTGGTTAATTTCATTCTTTATTTTTCCCTTATCAATTGATTCTGCTGCACTGCCCTTACCATAAAGCTCAGTTTCTTTCAACGTATTCGCAAGATGCGTTTTGTCATCAAGCAATGCTTTTCTCTCTCCATCAGACAGTATGTGTTGGTCTTTATTTTTCATTCGCATCTTCCTTTCATTGATTTTGCGATAAAATCCTTATGATTTTTTAAAATATTAGTAGGCCTATCCCACAGCGCAGCAGCATACATACTTTTTGTAATAGACTCACTTGGAGCCCAGGTATACATCATTGTTTCTAGGATATCTGGGTATAACATAATCACAGGAGTTTTCGTATTTATTGAAAGTACAGATAATCCAGAAGCGAAACTAATAAATAAATTTAACTTCTTTAATACCGCAAGTGCTTCCCCAAAGTCTGTCCTTGCGATTAAATCGATATAATCTATTTTGTTCATGTCTAAATATGGAGCGAGATAATCTTTCATGTTAGAATCCCAACCAGCACCTATAAGTACAAAAGTTGCTTGAGGGTAGAATTCATGTAACAATTTTATGCACAACAACCATTCCTCTGGTGTCCAACCATTCCAATTAATACTTGTATTTTTATTCGCCATAAATATACCAATTAATTGTTCTTTGTTTTTTAACTTGTCATCCATGTTCTTAACCGCATATTTAGGAATATTTATATCATAATAATAATCCGTTGGAAACCCAGGTAAATAATCTTCAATCCTATTACCTGCTTCTAAATGCGTATTTGCTTCTAACATCAAAACTTCATCACTATTTACAATCTCATCATATGACAATTGAGGTTTCCCCTTCATCTCGTGATAAGTCATATTTGTGTAAATAGCTTTTTTTACTTTTGGCAATAACTCCACATATGGCAATGCTCTCTTATAACCATCACCGCAAATATGGAATTCTAAATCAATCCCTTCTACTTGTGAAAACTTAGAATATACCCAGGATATATCACCTATCCCTGGAGGGACCGCCACCTTTAAGGTTTTCATAAATACTCCTCAATCTTTTTCCTACAACTTCAGGTGTGAAATTATTATTAAATCTCTTTATTGCTCTCTTACTATAACTTAATCTATTATTAATAAGATCATACAATGGTGCTTTTATATCCATTACTAAAGGGTCAAGCATCTTACCTGCACCACCTTCTACCATGTCAACATGAGCACCAGTCGAATAACATAAAATAGGTATACCTAATCCCAAGGCTGTTAATCCTGTAAGATTCAATCCGCGATGATGCCACGAACATTCAAAAAGGATATCTACTTCTTTTAATTCTTCTATTGCTCGTTCTTCTTGTAAATAACCAGTTGCAATTACTTTAGGAAAATATTTTTTTGCAATGTCTACTGATCGTGTACCTCCCCCTATCATTTTAATAATTATATCGTCCTTAAACGGAATTAATCTTTTTAAACCACTCTCCACACCTTTTGATAAACTATCTAAACTTACAGAGAAAAAACCTATTACTGGCTTTTTACCAGTGATTCCCCTTGGAACAGAATTCTTTACACCATAGATACAATGATAAAACTTCTCAACAGAAGTAATCCCATATTTAGTTAAAATATCATAATAGGAAACTTGCGATGTTGCTAAAATCTTGTCATACTTTCTAAGATATAATGTTTCTGATTCTGTTAAGTCACAGTTATGAAAATACAATTGATTAAAATGCTTAATATTACCATCACTAAGATTCTCGCGGTTATAAACATAAAAGTCATAGTTTACCCTATCTTGAAAATCTGCAAGCATAATTCCATGGTCTTGAAATATTGTAGGTCTGCCTTTGTTTAAAAAAGGTAATGCTCCAGAACTCTGGCTATGGATAATATCATAATCTAATGGATTTACTTGTTCTGTTAATGCTTTCCAAAAATCAGGATATCCATTAGGAAGATCAGAAGTTCCTTCCAACCAATTCACCTTTATATCCGTCATAATGTTCCTCTTGCTACCCGCAGACAGTGATCTTTCCCAACCAAGACCACCAAAACCATCTGGTCGCTGTGCTGTTACATAAGTTACGTCTAAACCTTCATCGTGGGCTGCCCTTGCTGTATTCCATCCTGCAACCGCAAGACCACCGCAAAGATGTCTAGGATGCTGTCGGCACACCATGCAAATTTTCATTTGAATGCCTTTCATATAATGTTGAAATTATCTCTTCGTAATTTTGATATACTTCTTCTACTGAAATTTTATCCATACACTCGCCATATATTTTGCTAAAACAACCTTCATGTGAAACTAGTCTTGCCCTGTGTAAAGCATGACAATTTTTACATTCAATATCAATTGATACAAATCTTTTTGCTAATTTATGATTAAACAATATTTTTGAAAAAGGCATGATAGAACCCCATATAGAAACAAAAGGAATATCAAATACCTGACATGCAATAATCAGGCCAGAATGATTGCCAATAAATAAGTCTGCTTTTCTTATCTCATCAAAAGATTCTCTTAAAGGTAACCCTGTCCTATCTTCACCAAGGCCTTGATATTTACAATACCAGCCAGTACCAATTTCTATTATTTTATAGGGAATCTTATCTACTAATATTTTCCATTTTCTTAAATCCCATGTTTTTCTTTTATCACCACGAGAATCTGGACATACAACAATTACAATATCATCTTGTTTCTTTACTGGAGAGGAAGGTAAACGAGGGAACCTATCTGTTGGATTTGAACCTATCATTTCACAGAAATAATCAATATGATTATAATGCTTCATATACCAGTCTAGTTCATAAGATGAATAATGGTTATAACCACCAAGGTTAAAAATTCTTTCTGCCTTGAAATTTTGCTTATCGAAGTGATGAATATAAGGTAGTCCATTTAATATATTGCTCTTACCTTTTAATTCAGGTACATCTTCACAAACCACATTAAGAATTGAGTGAGGATTCTGTTCAGCAATCCCACGAATTGCTGGCTCTTGCATAATTAAATCACCAATACCACCTGCTTGATTAATTTGAATTCTCACAATAGCATCACCTCTAGTTATTCGATAGTAACCTTCTCAATACTACATTTCTATAAACTTCAAAAATGTTTTCTTTCTCACAATCCCACTTATTAATTAATTTGTCCCAATGATCTTTTCTATTTCGCTCTACTCCTTCAGGCCCACCAAGAACATCTAGCTTTGTATCTGCCATTAAATTTAAAACATTAAGCGGAGTCTTATACAAGCTGTATCCACATTGTTTTATTTTAAAGGATAAATCTGCATCACCACCATACATAGGATTAAACATTTCATCAATACCGCCAACAAGGTTTATTATCTTTTTCCTTACCGCAAAACACGCAGTAGGTAAACAATCAACATAACACCAGGGACTTTCTTTTAATATATCATTCCATTCATTAACATAGTTTGTTCCTGTAAAACTTATTGCACCAATATTATTTTTATTTTCTAGTTCGTAATACATCTTTTTTATCGCTAATTTCCCTACCACCATATCATTGTCAAGAGTAACAATACATTTACCTTCAGCGTTAAGTATTCCATGGTTCCTTGCAGAACAACCTTCATTTGAATCTAAATGTATTACCTTAACATTAGAGTATCTTTTTTTTATATCATCTAAATATTCTTTAGTACCATCAGTTGAACCATTATTAATTAAAAAATATTCCCAATCCTTTTGCAAAAATCCACAATTCTCTATTACAGATTCAACACACTGCTTTGTATAAGGCAAATAATTATGACATAACGTAACGATACTAATACTTTTCATATAACACCGATACTATATCCTCTCTTGGTCCATTTGGTTTACTTTCTGGATATCCACATTTCTTTTTAGAAAATCCATAACGATTAAAAAAAGCATCTAAACTCTCAACAGTAAAATAATGTAAATGCTCACCTGGTTTAAAATGCTTCCACTCCTTTAATTTTTTTCCTTGTGGGAGAAGAGGAACAGTAACTGCAACATATCTTGTTCTTTCAAATAACTCTTCAACCTCTTTAAAGTTAGGAAGATGTTCTAGTACATCCCAAAAACAGATAAGATCATAAGACTCTTCATTAATACCAGTAGTAACGTATGGCCCGATATCGCAAGTATCAACCTTGACTGATTGTGGAGCATAGGCTTTAAACCACCCTACTCCACAACCAAAATCAAGTACCTTGCGTGCATTACATTCTCTAACAAAATCCCAACGGATTCCGCTAATCTGTTCTGCGGTCGGAGTATACATACGCAATAAATTGTAATAATACTCTGAATTATACATGTTTTAGCTCACTTCTGACGTTGGGAATTCTCTTGCTTTTTTATCCGCTTCATCAGTTTCAAAATTACGAGTACACATTAAAGCACCTGGGTTAAGCATAGAACCTAGTGTACCTTCACCAAAGGTATTGTATTCACAAAACCCTGTAGTTCCAGCAGAATTAATATCAACTCCTTGACCAAAAAGGAATCTGTTCCCAGCGATTACTGTATTAGTAGGAACAACATCTACTCCAGCTGTGGTAGCTGCATCAATAGCTGCATCATCCCACGCATTTGTATCGTTTCCACCAAGGAATTCATTATTCTCTACATGGACACCATCAACTGCTCCTTCAATTCTTACCGCTGAATTTGGACCATTTGCAGAAATCTGATACTTGTTGCCCTTAACTTCTGCATCAGTTCCATTTGCAGTAACAGTTATACCATCAAGAAAATTCGCTCCACAACCTAAGAGACATCCCTCAACAACTGCATTTGCTGCATTGATATCAACTGCTGCATTTTGTGCTGCACCAGGCGTAACAAAATAAAGATTTTTAATCTTTACATCATCTGCATCAATAGCAATTGTATCACCAGCTGCTGCAAAAAGAGCTGTTAACGCTGGTCTGTTTTTACCATTTCCAATACCGATAATAGAAATACCAGCAGTAGAAATTGTAATCTCTGTAGTAGTTGTTTCCGCATGACCTGCTGAAACTAAAATTACATTTTTTACGTCTGCTTCACATTTAGCAACTGCTGCTGCTATTGTTGCTAATGCGTTCTTTACACCTTTACCAGTAAAGCCATCGCTTCCAGTAACTGAATCTACAAAATATACTGCACTTGTAGTAAAGATATCCATGTCACCTGAAACTGGAACTCCACCCATTTCATATAATTTATCCCCAAATGTAGTCATAGGAAACCCTTTCATTTAACGTCTATTATCTTTCGAATCACCACTCAGAGGATGTGGCAATAGACACTGTTCAGTAGAAGAGGTTATACCTCTGATTACCTCTTCTACCTAATAGGATGCTTACTTTGCTTCTTTTACATAATGCTCTTCTCTGCATAACTTTCTGTACGACTTATACGCTTGATAGATTCCTTCCCTCTCTTTTTTATTCGGATTAGGAAGAAAGAGTCCGTTTTTTGCTTGCGGTCTTTCTCGATTAGAAGAATTTAAAGAAATCATCTTAAGTGCTAACTCTACATCAATCTTTTTCACGATTAAGTAGGGTTGTATTGCTCTTAAAAAAATTTCCATTTCTTTCTTATTACTGATCTGCCACCAGTGACAATGTTTAGTACCAAGATAAACCTTGCCTCCGTACTTTGATCGCAACCAATATAAAACATCTGGTTTCTTTTGGCCCGCAGTAACCTTTACTTGATAGTTTCTACCTATCATGCAACATCCTTCACCATCGAAAAATCCCGCTGTATAACTATTATCATTCATTCTCTACCTCCTTTTTGGTATATTATATACTTAAAAGGAGGCATCTGTCAAATAGCAATTTCAATAAAATACCTTACGATACTTGTGAACCATATAACCAAGTCCAGTTAGAGAAACCATAACTGTATCTAGTATACACAGACCATTTCGCAAGGTAGGTATCGAAATCCTTATCTTTATTGAATTCAGTAGGGATTCTATTGAACCATTTAAGATAAAGTTTTGCCATGCGGTTATCCATAAGAAACCAGTTATTCGTGTCTGTTAAATAATCCCATACATACACTTGGTAACGGCCCTTAAAGAAATTTGCATTGTTATTAGCTGTATCAACTTGCTTCTCAGACATGATAATTTCCCATGCAATTTGCTCTAGTTCTGGTGGAACGACAAGAACATCGCCTTTTGCAGTAAGAAGATTATCTGTTTCATCTGTAAAATCTCTCATAGCTAATCTAGCTGCTGCGAGAGAAGTAGCACTTAATGCAGTTGTCCCAATGTTGCTTTGAGTTGAGTCAGTACCTACAAACGTATGTGCTGCATTACAAAGAGAAAGTCCATCTCCCCCTGCAAAAATAGAAGCATTGAACGCATTGTTAAAGATACTTGCTGCATGTTTTTCTCTTGTTCTTTTTGCCGAGATTCCTAAAGTACGAGGACGCGTATTGATAACATTATACTGATCGTCATCAACAAGCTTTCTTTCAATCTTCATCCCTCTTACCCACTCTTTATGTGTATATGATGTTTTGTATTGCCCATCAGTAGTACCATAAGGAATAGTTCCAGTGAATTCAGAAAGATCACCTGTTCCACCAACGGAATAGTCATATTCCACTGCTTTAGAAGATTTCTCAATGCCATATAGTTTATCTATCAAACTATCTGGCAAAGCATACTCGTCATAAAATACTTTTCTTACATGTTATTCCTATATTTCGATAGGCACGGACTATATCATCTCTTGCGAGTCGGACGCTCTAGCTGGTTATTAAGAGAAGTGTACTTCTCTCCAGTGAGTCTCTGCACTTTCTTCCACTTGCTTTCGCAGGAAGCTTAGCTCAGGATTGCCTTCAACATTACTTGCTAAGGTTTCCCTGAATTCATCCGATTTTCGATGGATTCCCATAAGGAGTTCCAAAGGGTCTAAGTTAATTTAAACCAGGGTCTAACAATTCAGCAAAATTTTCGGATGCCATTATACCCATGATGTTATACTCCTTTCATTTCAAAATCCTAAAACCACGTTATTCTTGAACACCAAAAAGCTGGTCTTTCAACATAACATGATAGTAAAATTTTGGTCCATTACCACCTTTAACTGCATCTAATCCATCAAGTGCGTAATGTACATTTGGTCTCATTGGTTCAAGACCATTATCACGATCGATGAATGTTTCTAGTATTCTTAGATTTGTCGCAGAATTAAACTGATCTTGACAATCTCCAGATGCCGCGTTTTTACCTGCTGCACTTAATGGCATTGAATACTTTAAAGGCATAGAAATTATTGCTACTGTATCCGCACTAGTTCCTGCTGTAGATAACGCAGAATCCATCGTACAACTTCCACTTGCTGATGCAGTGATAAGTCGCAAACTACCTTTTACCTTTGGTGCTGTTAATGGGAAATAAGCATAGCAACCATCGATATCATCTTGCAAAGTAGGAACAGTCAATGTAGTAGTAGCTGTAGATGTAATTGCTACATCATCTGCTGCTGCAAGAGAATGTTCTACTGAATAGATAGCGAATGGATTGATAATTACTTTCCCATAATAAGGTCCAGTAGTTGTAGATGGTGCTCTGTCTGGAGTAGTACCACCAACTTCATATGTTCTTTCATTTAAAATACCAACTGCATTTACTGCTTGATTTGCAGCAGTAGCATTATATGCAGTAACTAATGCCTGACCTTCATCAGTTGATGAATCAGGGTCAGTAGTTCCAAGCATTAACAACTCGCCATAATCCAAATTTGTAGCATCGTATATTGGATAATCTCTCAAGATTGGTTCTGCTGTAGTTATATCATAAGACCATTTCATACTTGTCCTCCCTGTTTTTTAGAATTTGCAACAATATCTTGCCATTTGTTTTTCTTAAAAGGAGCATACGGATGAATGTTTTCTCTTCCAGAAATATCATATTGAAAAGTCATTCCACATTTTCGGCATCTATATCGCATCCGAAATCTGCCTATATTTTCAACAAACCTAATGGAAGTAGATTGACAAACAGGACAAGTTAGCTCGCCCCTAAATGCACCTTTATTTATTCCTTTAGTAAATATTCCCATATCATTATCTCCTAAACTTGAGATATTCAGCTTCGGACAATCCCATTGCACCTGCTGCTGCTTTCTCTTGCTGTGACAATGTCGCGGCGTTAGAAGGAGTAGTTGCACTTGAAGTAGTATTTGAAAGACCTTGGATTTGTTCTCCGCGTTGAATCTTCCCATAAATATCTCTTTGTGCTTCTTCAACAATTGAATCAACCTTCTGACCTTTTACAAGATAATAAGCAGCTTCTACTATGCCTTGGTTTGCCCTCTGATTGACAGGCAGACTTTTAAGATGCCCCTCAATATCATTTCGATATGTATTGAAGTCTTTATGCTTTACAGAAGCAATATTAATTTGTGAATTCATGGCTGAATCAACTTTATCTCTCCAATCCATAGCCATAAGCATCTCACCTTGCATCGCTTTTCTAGGATCAGTGTCCCAAAGTTCTTGCATTTGTTGATCGTTATTGGTAGGAGTACCGAATTGATCGAAATAGCCTGGTTGTTGCTGATTCTGTCCAAACTGTTGTTGCGGTTGGACAACCTGATTATTCTGATCGAATTTGACACCCATCCCCTCAAGAACTCCAGTCATCTGGTCCAATTGTGCTTGCAAAAATTGACGCTTCTCCCTTTCCTCATGCAAAGCTGCCAACGGAATCTTACCATCACCACCCTTGTTTTTATCGTCATTGGGTGTAGCTGACGAACCATCAGAATTTAACGTCCCCTGTGCGGACGAAGCTCCAGGTGTAACTGCTGCTGGAGTAACAGAAGCTGGAGTGGCGACCCCAGGTATTTCTACGCCATTTGCATCAAGAACCATTTTACTCTCCTACTTTTTTGAAAAGAATCTATACTGAATGATAACGGTCACTCAGAAACCGACTGCGAAGATTCTTCTCTGTTTATAATAACTTCAGGTAAATTTTTTATTTCTTCCAGTAATGCAATTCTAATCTGTTTATCTCTTACCTCTTCAAGACTACATATCCTTAATCGTTGAGCCAACATTGAAATCCGATAATCAAGCTCTCTACATACTTCTTTCCAGATATCTGTGTTCCTTAATTCTTTTGCTTTCTCAAGACTCATCCCTCTCATTGCTGAACCTCTTCTTCTTCTTCTGGTGGACGTTGACCAAGTAACTCTTGTTTTATTTGCTCTGGACTAGCTCCTTCTTGAAGACGTTGCTGAATAAGTTGCTGTACATTAGGGTCAAGAGCATCTCCTTGACCACCACCAGGTACATCAGGAGTAAGAAGTGAAGTTAAATCCTTGAATCCAAATAATTCACCAAGTCGCTTGTTTATCTCTTTTCTATTTACTGTTGGGTCATTTGCAGTTACTTCTTTAAATCTCAACAACTGACCTATCTGTATTTCTTTATTTAGCGTTTCTGAAATACCAGTAGGAATGAAATGTACCTTACCTTGTAATTCTTCTGGTTTAATTTCTAGCATTGCTTGTGTCTCTTCATCAATTACAGTTTCAGGAGTTGCCATAAATTGCTGTAAATTAGAGAAAAATAAAAATGTTAGGTGTGCAATAAAATCTATTTCTAGTAATTTTAAAACTGGGCGGAATCTCATACCTGCTGCACCTTGCAACAACTGAATACCCATTGCTGTCCTATGTGCTTTATCTCCTTCAGCAGTAGGCAATAAATGAGAAGTAGCACCTGTTGCCTCTCTAAAATCTTGTTTTGCAATCTTTTCTTCTTCATAAGAAGATGCAGTTACATCGGGGATATCCATCCATTTAATAGAAGAAGTAACATCTGAAACAGGATGCCATTGACCAGGGCGAGTAGTTTTTAATCTCGAAAGATTAATATTAGGGTCGTTAATATTATAAAGACCTTGTTTGTTTAAAATTAAATCTACATTGTCTAATCGCTGATTAACAATTTTATTCGCTCTCGCCTGGGAAGGAAGACCTGCTCGGCCTATACCTACACCAAACCAAGAAGGTTTTAAATCAGTAAACAATTTTGTTTTACAATAAGGCTCCATTTGATGATTATAAGGGTTAGGTATTCCACGAACAAGAATAGTGCGATTGACAACAATTATCCAATAAGGAACACTCAGTCTCTTTTTTACTTCTTCTCCAACAGTGTACGATTCATCCCAATTTCCCCAATACTCTAATATCTCATATTCATTCTTTTTAAAAGTTTCACAATTTTCACTGTCACTTGGTTTAATGTATTTTGTATCACCAGTCATGGGGGAAGTTGACTTGAGTGCTTCCATAAGATTTTTAAAAGTATATCTATCATTAGCTAAATTCTTTAAAAACTCTTCATCTATAAACCTTCTACGAATAATTGGAAGTCCATCTCCTACTTCCATCTTCGCAGGGTGAGGGTACATTTCAAAAAAGTTTACCCATTTTGCATCAGGGCGAGACTCGGTAATTAAAAACTGTCTGCCTGCTTCTTTTGTATCTATCCATTTGCGTTTAACCTTCCATGTACCAGCTTCGCAATAACCTGTACCATAAAGGGTCATCTGGCCCAACATAGGAATTGATTCTTTTTGTACATTTGCTGCTTTAAAATTCTTTGCCAATAATGCTTTTAACTTTATTCCTACTTCAGGGCCTTCTTCAGCATCTCCCTCAACTTTTACATCAATTGGGGTGTCTGATGGAAATAATGCAGCAAAAATCCTTGGTGTGATTGTTTGTTCTGCTTCTATCATAAGAGGGACAGGAACAGTATTCTGCCAATCTTGCCCTTTGGGTGCTTTTTCATTATTCCAATGAGTATAAATTTCCTTGGCTACTTCCATTCTCGGCCTATGAATTGCTTCATATGCTTCAAATTCCTTTACAACATATTCAACCATTGGGTCTTTTTTAGTGTCTGTATCCTTCGGCATAATATATCTCCCCTCTAGGTAACAAGATCATGGTACTTCGTTGCACTTCCACTAGTAGTAACTTGATGTTTAGTAAACTTCCCTTCATACCTGACTTCTCGCTCATCTTCTTCTCGCACAATTAAACGAGGGTCATAATTAAATATATAACGAAGTGCATCCATAAAGTGATCTGACTTCTTCCTAGGTGTTTCTTTTTTGTCGTAGTCTTCTTTATTCCTCTTATATTCATCCCAGATATAATGCTGGAATTCGTAAATCGTTTGAGTACAGCTTCTAAAAACTCTTAACTTGGGCACTTCCGTTCCGTATAAATTACTATATTTTAACTTCAGTGCATCTTTTATCCTACTTCTTCCCAAAATCGGGTCACTATTACCACGTTGACAAAAGACACCATTCTTCATTAATTCTTTCCGTACATTAAATCCACCAGCTAATTTATCCTCTGAATCCATGTGAGGGTCAATTAAGCGAACATGAGCAAGCTTTTCTCCTTCTTGTACATGAATAGCAGAAGCAACTTCTTTTATCGTCATATCCGAGAGCCACAATTCATCGTAAATATAAAAATTCCCAATCGTATCAACCGCAAGCCAAATACAAGCTGTTGGATTTCGGGGATGAGGGTCAATACAAAAATACCTTGTCCACGAAGGTTCAATTTCAAAAGGCTCAATGATATGGATTGATGGGTCAAAATCTTTGTAAATCAATCCTGTCATGTGAAGAAACTTTCCATCCATCCTAGCTTGTTTTTCTTCTTCTGTTAAACTTGCTTCAAAATCTGCAATCGCTTCTTCTGATAAATAAGGGTTGTCTCGAATGTTTACGTTCACACACTTAATTCGTGGATTCGTATAAATGTCATCATAAATCCAAGGCTGAGTAAGAGGTGTCAGTGTCATCCAGGCCCTACCATCAAAATCTACAAGTCCACGCAATGTAGCAATATATTTCTCACGAGGTGGGGGTTCGTCGAACCAGGCCATATGCCCTTTCCACCCCTCATAAGAATCCGTAGACTGCTCATATGTCAATATGTCAAAGGACGAACCATTTTTGAGTATCCATTTTACTGGAATACCCATTGGGTTTTTAGTCTTCTTTCTAATCAACTCGGGGTCAAGCCATTCATCTAAAAAGGGTAAGATTACTTCTCCTACTCCTTTTTGAAAATCCGTTGCTGCAATCCTACCAATCACTCGACCTTTAAGCTTTTTCTCTTCTGGATACCAGTCTGGATAATCTCCAGTAATATGAAACAAAAATTCAATTCCTCCGCTCGTAGTTTTTCCAGAATTCTTGGTCACAATTCCGTTGGCTAATACAAAAGCATGTTTTTTATGTTCTATTGTGATACATCTGCAATGTTTAACACCAACATAATTAATACTATCTATTATTACATCATTCTCAAAACATTTTCTTACTAACTGACGTTTTGGCATTTTAAATAAAAGTTCCAACCCCATAGATTTAACATAACCAACTGAAAATTGAAGCTTGTATCCTTTTTTTTGATTTTCATTCTCTGGTTCATGGTCACTATAAATACAACTTCTTCCACCAAGAGATAAAATTATTTCACCTAAATCTTCTAATAATTGCAAAGAAGTAGAATAAATAGCAACTTTATATTTATCGACACATCCATCAGTTAAAATCATACCATTAAGAACACCACGCCGAGTTTTTAAATCTCCATATTTATAATTTGCTGGAACAAATTTTTCAAATCCTTTTTTATTACCTAGTCCCAAAGTTATTAAATCATTCGTAAAAGAGTTTTTACCTTTTCCTTCACCACAAATATATAATCGAGTAAAGTCACTTGGATATGCGACACATTTTAAATTAGGATATGCTTGTAATATTTCTCTTTTGAACAAATTCCTTGTCTGTTCATTTGCTTTTGTAAAATTAGGTCTAGGATATTTATTACTAGGACTCTTTCCAAAACTACCATCACCTAAATATAAACCCAACAAAAGACCAGAAAAAGGTACAACTGTTTTAATAAATGTATATTTCTTTGGTTTGACGAATCTTTTTTGTTTCCATTGCGAATTATGAATTTCAGATAAAGTATATTTATCTAATCCATGTCTCCTTGAAATAATAGCAGGGAAACAATGATCTTTACTACTCTCGACAATTAAGCCACTTTTTGTCATAGCACACCAAGTTTCATTATAATCATCATATGGGATATCAATAACGTTACTCGGTATTGCATTAACACCATCCCAAGCAAGTATTTTATCTCCTACTTGCAAAGACCCTATCTCTTTTTTCTCCCCATTAGCCATACGAACAAGAGTATTAACTGCTAATGGGCGATTCCCGCCCAGAATCGCGCGAACCTTTTCCACCGCAAGATGAAACTCTCTCTGCTTGGCATGTGGTTCATAATTGACTAATTTCTTACTCTGCTTTAGTTGTATCTCCTGCTCTAGGAGATAAAGATAGTACTCCTGGTTCTCCCTCTCCAACGCTTGAAACTCTTTTTCTGTTAAGTGAATGAGTGGCAACTGATTTAAGTCTTTGGAATTCACGAATTAAATCCTCCGCGGTTAAACCTTTACTATAGTTAATCTCCACTGCTGGAGTAAGCTTATTAAGGGAATTGATACACTTGAGGACATCTTTCATCATACTTGCGGTAGGTTCTATACCTTGCTGTGTTCTTAAAAATTCATTCATCTTCACTAAAGCAAGTTTTTTGTTGTCCTTTATTAAATTCTTTACTTTTAACTGATTTCTTTTTGTAATCTTATCGATTTCTACTTTAAATAATCCTGCAACTTTCCCAAGATTATCCTGCTTGCCACTATACAAATCAAACAATTCAGCAAAACCAAGATTACATCCTTCAGCTATCTCAATAAAAGTAAGAAGACCCTCTTCTATTAAATCTAATGCTCTCTGATGGTTTTTACCTAACTTGTCTGACATGGTTTGTTATTCCCTTTTTACTGGTGACTAGAACAAGCTCTCTTCTCTACGACTTAACCTTCTTTTATGCAAAGAAACTTTCTTCCGCTTATTTGCTGACTCTTCATACCTCTGTCTGGTCTTACAAGGATGTGCGTTATTTAGGTTTAAAGAATTTTTCTGATAACAATTCGGTGAAAAACAAGGACAATCTTCACAATAAACTGCTATTTGGTGTTTTTTATACTCGAAAAAGTCCATTTCTAACTCCAAAAAAAAAGGGAATGATCTTTGAGATCATTCCACTATTTGTTAATTCTAGTTTAAAAAACATTTGATGTTTTGTCAAGCATTAGTTTCATGTGAAACCATTTATATAGGGAGTGCAGCACATGCAATACTACACCCCCAGCTAGGACACATTTAGTGCCTAGAACCGCCTTACCTTAGTAAGACAAACCTGGCGGATGTTATCCCTCTATGCTCATGCGTTACGTTCACAACGTAAACTTTGCAAATATATTTTTAATCATTATTTACACGTTCCTTTTTTGCCCCCTGTTTTTCTTCCAGTTCCTTTTCCTCCTGCTCTCCCTTGTCCACTACCTCTACCATCTCGTGGTCCTTTGCTTCCGCT